GTGCGCCTCCGTTAGGCGCACGGTCATGTGAATCGTATTCACGTCCAACGTATGACATGTCCACTTCCAGGTCTACTCTCCTACCTAGGGGTACGTCAGAGATAGTACGCTACTTCCCTTGCGGGACGTGGCCTTCTCCTCCGCCGTACGTTCAGGTGCATGTGCACGCGATGGCAGACATTGAGTCTGTCTTCGAGGCATATACCCCGAACTCCCCCGGGAGACATAACTGGAATTCGTTCGAACATTACGTTCGAGCGATCGGTGTACCCGTTGTTGATCACCTCGTAACCCCGACAGATATGACGGGGGCGTGGCCCAACACGGGCGACCGACACTGGAGAGGACGTCACAATGACGTCTTCTTTGGGTGGACACAGCATGGTGGGCTCGGTATGGTTTTAGAACCAACCGTCCCATTATATGACACCGGCCTGGAGAAAGGGTTTGTACCCTTCCCTCCAGACTTGGGCGGATTGAAACAACGTGCCCTTAATAGCATGTTGCCCTCGATGCGTCCTAACGTATCCCTTCTAAATTCTTTAGTTGAACTAAAGGATTTTCGGGGACTAGTCCGGGGTCTCCTCTCGAAGGGTGGTTTCCTGAAATCTTTATTTCAGGGTAAGCACACTTTAAGAGAAGTTCGAGAGCTCCTAATTAATCGCATTAAAACTGCTCGCCTTCAATTGAGTTTACTCAAAAGAGGCAACAGAAATGCGCTACTTAGGGAACTTGATGCTGCGGTGGCTGCGTATCTGCAATGGAAATTTGCAGTATCGCCGTTGATCTCCGACTTGCAAGGCATTCGTGCCGCGCTCGCCGGCCTCGAGAAAAAGATGAATAATCTTATCTCAAGGGAAGGGAAGCCGAGACGACATCACTTTACAAGTGGTGTTACTCCTCTGCTGGATTGGGAGTCACAAGATACCTTTAACATGGGATATCCTTTATATCCTGATGTATATGGTATCAGTGAAATCCGAACAGCTAGAGGGAGTGCTTCGAGCCAGTTCCATGCCGAAATTGAGTTTAATTACAATTTTACTCAATATCAGCGCGAGCATGCTCGCCTTCTAACGCTCTTGGATAACTTAGGGATTAATTTTAATCCTAAAATTATCTGGGACGCGTTGAAGTACACGTTTATAATTGATTGGGTAATTGGCGTTGGCCAATATCTTGATCAATTTAAAACGAGTAATATGGAACCTCAGATCAACATACGTAAGTTCCTCTGGTCGTATAAAGTGTTTAGTAGAACCGACTGGTCAAAGCGAATTGGCTTTGATCCGGGCGGAGCCTACCAAGCAATGTATACGCCTCAGTGGACACCAATGCCGAGTGTCTCCGAAACAGCGTATAAACGCCGAGTAGAAGGCATATCGGTTAGCTCAGTCTTACTGAGCGGGCTGACTCTTAACGAGTTCAGTCTTGGCGCCGCACTGGTTTATGCCAGGCGTAGGCGTCGCAAACAGAGTAAATAAATAACTCATGGGTGCGCTACCAACAAACCTAACCACAAACGAGGTCAAGAACAGTGCCGGTACGGAGGTTGAATTCCTTCGTAAAAGCACTGGACCTGGGAACACTGTTGTCTTCGCCGTTTCAGGCGAAGCCAACCTCAAACATCGGATCACAGTCTCCTCTACGGAGTCTGGAACCGGAATCGGACGACGGAGACGGTCCCTCATCAGAGTCGACAAAGAGTCAATATCTGGTGTGGATGCCGTTACTGTCGCCCCCGATTCAGCGTATATGGTCGTGGATCGGGCCGTTGGGGCCCACACGGACGATACGCATGTTGAGAACGTTACCGCCGAACTTATGTCGTTTTGTGCTAGCCTTGGGGCTAGTACGACGATTCTGTACGACTGTAGCGGTTATGGTGCCCGAGCCGCCATTGATGGGTCGATATAAATCGAATCATCTTTGGTTTCTTAACGCGCGAGCGTTGATCTGTCTTCAGTGTCACGACCCCCATCTGGAACGACATATCCTGAAAAGGATATATCCTAACAGAGCAAGTGCGATAGAAGAGTATAGAATGTCTGCGAAATAGGGATTTGAATATCTCCATATCATAGCGTTGCCATACTTTCTATCATCGCTTGCGGGTCTGTGACTGACTCGCTGATTGCGTCCGAATGGAACATAAATCCTGTATCCAAATCAACGATGACGTTTAAACGTCTAATGTTGTTATGGTATATGATTGTGTTTCCTTCCGGAATGTAATCCAGCGGGTCGCCGAAGACACTCGAAATTGGTGGGTTTGTATCTATTTGTATGAATGGCAAATAGACTAGATTAATCACTAGTCTTCTTTGCCTCACTCTATACATTGGGTACATACTCACCACCATCATTTTGGGTGTATTCATATACATGCTTAATGTTGGACTCGTAGTGAATCGTTTGGGATGTTGGTGCGGCCTCTAGGAGGAATTCCATATGGAATCCAATAAGAGCCTAGATGAGTATATACTCATCGCCACTATCCTAGACGACCTTCAACAGTCGTTTCAGGATACGTTCACAGCACGCGCTTGCAAGCTTACCAAAAGTAAGATTTGCAAACGTATGATGAAGGAAGGTATTGGTTTTCTTACGAAAACCATGCCCCGTCTCGGTAAAGCCCTTGATCGGGCATTATCGAGCTCAAACCCTATAGAACTCACTGGCCTCAGTTTTGAAACTGAAGACGGTGTGAATTACCCGAGATTTCTCGGTGAATTCTTCTGTAAGGTTCTCGCGAAAGACGGGACGCTCCTCCCAGGTGCGTGTCCTCTCAGTGTTAAAGCGTTAAGGCAAGTATTGTACCTGTTTTACAAGTATGAACTCCCTTACACCTCAGACCAAGAAGAAGAGGTGGTTTCTGCTTTTGTTAAAGCAGAAGCCGATATCCTCTCTCACACGTACTCTCTTTGGTGGATTAACCACCTTAGTAAGAGTAGCTATAGAGACTGCTATCGTTTCGATAAAGAAACGATAGATGCTCCTGCTATAGCGCGCAGAGCTCGGATCTTACTCGAAAGAGTATTGTCCGACTTTGATCCGCTAAACATTGTTCCTCGACATGGCCCTGGGGCCGTTGCCACTCGGCAGCGACTTTGGGACAAGTTTAGGTTCACTAACGTTAGCGATAGAATCACCGCAAAATACCCGTATGATGCATATTTCTGTGCATCCGTCGGGCACGTTTGTGATGAGTACCGGACGTTTTCGAACGTCACGGAAAAGAGTCATCCTGCACGAGTTTTACTCGTGCCGAAAGACTCTCGTGGGCCCCGATTGATCTCTTGCGAACCCGTTGATTTTCAATGGATTCAGCAAGGTATTCATCAGGGACTAGTGAGACATGTTGAAGCTCATCCCCTCACAAGGGATGCTGTCTTCTTCACGCGACAGGTACCTAACCAACACGCGGCCCTATTTGGGTCCGCATCGGGTAAGTACGCGACCATTGACCTCAAAGAGGCCAGTGATCGTGTCTCTGTCGAGTTAGTTCGCCTACTGTTTCCAGCGGCTCTGGTTGAGCATCTGGAAGCCTGTAGAACGTCTGAGACAGTGTTGCCCAACGGTAACATCATGACCTTGAGTAAGTTTGCCCCGATGGGTTCAGCATTATGCTTCCCCATTATGGCACTTACGATATGGTCAATAGTTACAGCGGCTGCATACTGCACTGAGTGGGAGGGGAAAGATACCCTGCTTAACCCGGAAACGGGTAAAACAGGATTCGACCTCTCCCGGATTCATGTGTACGGTGATGACGTAATCGTTCCAAACGCTTTTGCGTTGAAGGCGATTACTGCACTTGAGGCATTCGGTTTGAAAGCGAATGCTGACAAGTGCTGCTTAGGTGGGCTCTTCCGAGAGTCCTGCGGGTTAGATGCTTTTAATGGCGTCATAACTACACCAGTTCGTTTTCGAACTGTCCTAACGTCACGACCGAGCCCCGAGGTCTATGAAAGTTGGATCGCTTATGCGAACAACCTCTTCGATAGGGGCTACCTACTTACTTACGAGAAAATCGTAAGCTGGATCGTGGCCATTTATGGCCCCGTACCAGTAGAAGGGCAGATCCCAAAAGGATCTGCACCGACTATCAAGTGGGACTGCACTAACAGTAGTTCAAGTATAAAGTGTCGGGTGAAGAAGCGTTTTCAAACGCTTCAACACTTTGTCCTTTGTACGCGAACCCCTGGCATTCGGAAGCGGATGAGTGGTTGGTTAATGCTCCTGAGATACTTTACTGAATCTCAAGCGCGTTATACCGATCTCTCAAACGTGTCCGTGCCGGGTCTACCACAAGGTAGACCGTTTAGTGTACTTGGTTACACAGAACGTCATTCAA